ATAAGTTTGAAGAAATGGGTGGTAAAATTGACCTCGTATTTGACGATAGAAACAAAGTCGTTGACATGTGGAGGGCAAGAGGTATCACTGTAGTTCAAGTTGCAGACGGCGACTTCTAATCACGGTCTCTTAATATAATGGTCATTATGCCTGATTGTCTATCAGGACATAAGGGTTCGATTCCCTTAGAGACCGCCAAAATTATTTTTTTTGGCCAAAATTAAACCGAAAACCACCTATACAAATAGGTGGCTTTTCGTGTATAATAAATAGTAATATGAAATATTTGAGTTTGTTATTAGTGGTAGGAGTTATGTTTAGTTGTTCATCAATTGAAATCCTGCCTGGCCTTTGTTACAATGATAAAGACGGAACATACTTATGTTCATATGAATGTGATAGATTCGAGAACAAGATTGATAACTTTTGCATTGATGAATACATTGACCCACCCATGCATAGACCAGATTTGGATTGTGAGATATGGAGAGAGAACTCCGATCCCGAAGCTTATATGAATTGCATACTGATAGCAGAACGATGAACGCTCCAAAGAACCTAAAACCAGAAGAAGTAATTAGTCTTATTTCAATGAAAATCCAACTCAAAAAGGACATGAAAGAATTTAAAAGTAATGGCCAACAGCGCAAAGCTGAAATTATAGCCATGAAAATTCAACAATTAGAGACAAAATTACACTCCAGACCGCTCGCAAAAAACTAAATAGTCCATAGGTAAACAATCAATAGGAGATTTCTATGGGATATTATGCAGACGAAAAAGCAAGACTGACTGGTAATCAAACAATATGGCAATTAAGAGCTGATTTGTTAGACCCTTCTTGCGGTTCTAAAACTGTACTTATTAAGAAAAATGCTGATGATGGTCATGTTTATGCTGAATCTGGTAGTGTCCAATTTGTGGGCGAAACACCAAGAGATTCATCTGGCGATACTACATTGCATAGTTATACAGGAACAGGTGGTGGTAAGGCTGCAGTAGAGAATTGGAGAGCGGCAAATTCATCAGCAACCTCAGGCGATATGTATGACTTCTGGAATACATATATTGTCAATATGAATGACGATGCCAGAGCAGCTGAGAAGGTTCTTCATGAAGCGCAAGTTACAGACATAACTGACGACATCGACCACATACAGAAAATCATCGACAATCCAACTCCAGGTGCCGAAGATCCAAACAATGTGGACTTTTCATAACATATAAAAACATATAAATACTAGTATTACACGAACCTTAAGAGAAAAGTGATACTAGAATATGGCAGTCAAGAACTTACATTTAGAACATTTGGAAGACGAAATCATCAACAATGGTATTGATGGTGGCCGTGCTGCTATAAACTTTCTTCGTTCTCTCAGAGATATGATGAAAGGTAACACCAAGAAAGGTGTTAATATGACTGTTAAATGGGATGGTGCCCCAGCAATTTGGGCCGGAAAACATCCAGAAACAGGTCAATTCTTTGTTGCAAAGAAATCACTATTCACCAAACAACAACTACACTACACCTCAATTCATCAGATAAAAGAGGCCTCAGAACTATCTGGTGACTTAGAGAAGAAGTTCATAGAATCATTCAACCATCTATCTAAACTAGCATGGAATAAAATCTTACAAGGTGACTTGATGTTCACTGAGAAAGATAAGAAGATGCAAGAGATTGATGGTGTGAACTATGTCACATTTCAACCAAACACAATCATGTATGCCGCTGATATCGAATCAGACTTGGGCGAAGCTATAGACAATGCAAAATATGGTATAGTATTTCACACCACCTATGAGGGTGCAACTATAGAAGACCTTGGCGCATCATTTGGTGCAGACATATCTACTTTAGGACACAGTAAAGATGTGTGGGTTGATGATGCAACATACAAGAGTGTTGCAGGTAAGTCAAAGATGACCGCAAAAGATACAGTCGTATTAACTAAGGCACTGCAAGAAACAGGTAAATCATTTCATAAGATTAAGAAACCTTCATTGTTAAAGTTTAAGAAAGTTCAATCTACTATACAAAACAAAGGTGCAGGTGCAACATATAAGACATACATGAACGCACAAATCAGAAAGGGTAAATTCAACCTAACTTATAACGATTACATAAAACACTTCGATGATTATTGGAGAACAAAAGTAGTTGCAAAAGTTAAAATGGAAAAGACGAAGAAAATGAAAGAAGAAATGGGTGTGCAACTAAGAAGAGAACTAGTTGGCCTAAAACTTCTAATAACCGCATTAACAACATTTCAAACCAACATGGTTAATGCAAAGGATGTAATAATTAAAGGTTTGAATACAGTAAAGGGAATAGGAACATTCAAGAAGACCGCCAAAGGGTTTGAAGTTGTGAATCCAGAAGGATATGTCGCAATTGATGACTCAGGTAAGGCAGTTAAGTTGGTCGATAGAATGGAGTTCTCACTAAATAATTTTACTGTAGCAAAAAATTGGGATAAATGACGAATGATTGAAGTAATGGTATTAATCCTCTATCTTATAGTATTCTTTTGGATATTTTAGGAGTAAAACAAATATGAAAACATTAACAAGATTTATATCTGAAGCCAAGAATAAACCGGCAGTGTTTTCTTTTGGTCGTTTCAATCCACCAACAACAGGTCACGCAAAACTAGTAGATAGAATTAGTAGAATTGCAAAACAAGTCAAAGGTGACGGTATGGTGTTCACATCACATTCAGTCGATAAGAAGAAGAACCCTTTAACACACAAACAGTGTGTTTGGTACCTCAGAAAGTTCTTTGCAAAGAAGGTAGGAATACCAGATGTTGCGGCCAGAACAATATTTGATATCTGTGGTGCATTATTTGAACAAGGGTATAAAAGGATAGTCATGGTCGTTGGTTCAGATAGAGTCAGAGAATTTGATGCATTGATTAAGAAATACAATGGACGATACGGAAGACATGGCCACTACAAATTTGATGATATACAGATAGTCAGTGCAGGAGAAAGAGACCCCGATTCAGACGATGTATCAGGTATGAGTGCAAGTAAAATGCGTGCTGCTGCCGAGAGGGGAGACTTCGAAGAATTTAAATCTGGTGCGGCAGATAAGAAATACGCAGAAAAACTATACAAAGATGTTCGTAAGGGCATGGGTATCATGGAAGGTAATCTACCTGAATACATGATAGAAGACTTGATACGAGAAGGTGTATACGATCCAGGTATCTTTAAAGCCGTCTTCTTAATGGGTGGTCCAGGTTCTGGTAAATCAACAATCGTCAAGAAATTGGCACTCACATCACTAGGTTTTAAAACAATTAATACAGATAAACATTTTGAAACAGGTTTAATTAAGGCGGGTCAAACATTAGATTTAAAAGTTGTACCTGCTGATATCAGAGACCCTATAAGAAAGAAAGCCAAGAGAATAACTCAAAGAGGTTTAGATATGTATCTTGATAATAGACTTGGTCTTATCTTTGATACAACAAGTGCTGATGCAAGCAAGATAAAAATGTATAAGAAACGATTAGACATATTGGGATATGAATCCAAAATGGTTTATGTTGCCGCAACATTAGATAATGCACAGAAAAGAAACGCTGAAAGAGCTAGAAAATTACCACCCGAAATAGTAAAAAAAGATTTTGATAGAGCAGAAACTAACATTAAACAGATGAGGAAAATCTTCAAGAAAGATTTTGTTCAAATAACAAATGACGATGATATAACATCATTAGACAAGAAGGCGAACTCTTTACATGCAAAACTAATGACTTGGTCATCATCTTTTCCTGGCAACAAGACTGCATTGTTATGGAAACAGAGACAATTACTAACTAAAAAATATAAATAATATTATGGAACTGTACCCTAATTCGGTAACAGCTGAGTTGACATTGAGAATATATAATGTTTATCGTAATGCAGATAATCATTATTTTGATGAAGATAGACACTATCCAAGTGATATAGGTCATTTTCTTTTAAGTAGTTATACTCTAGATGAAATGGGGTTTGTTTGGTCTACATTATTAGAAGATGTAAATTCATTTGCTTGGGCATATGAACCAATTTTGTTTAGAGTGTTAAAATACACGCCAGGTTGTTATATAGACCCCCATATAGACCGAGCATGGGATGGTAGTGAAACAGACCATAGTCTTATCATTCAAATGAATCCTACGAATGAATTTGAAGGCGGTGTTCCTACTGTTGCTGGTAAAGAATATCGTATAGAACAGGGGGATGGTCTAGTTTACGAATATGGAGAAAGACATGGAGTTTCAAAGGTCACTGATGGTGTTCGTTATGCCTTTAATGTAAGAATGAAGAAAAAACATAAATAGTATCATGAATAAACTAATATCATTCAATGAATATAGTAGACTGAGTCCCCGAGCCACTGATTGGGAGGGTAGAGATCAGATATCTAAGAACGCTCGAAGGGATTTAGGGAAGAGAATCAAAAATAAATTCAGGAAAGTAGTAGGAAAAGGACCCAAAGAAGGCCTAGACAAAAATGCAGATGCAGGTGATTATGTAACTGACTTTAGAAAATCAGATGCGCCTCAGTTTAAAGGTAAATCAGATAAGAAGATACAGAAGATGGCGATTGCCGCTTTTTTAGATAAAAATAACAATAAGAAGAAATAATGGTAGGAAC